TAATAACGCTTAGTATAATCAGCACCTTTATCTTTTAAATGTGCCTCATCAACATACTTATCGCCAAGTTCTTTAAGGCTGTTTTCAATAATTTCATATTGTTTTGCTATTGCATCGTTAACTTCAATAAGTTTAGATGAGTTTGGAATAAGTGTGTGTGTCTCAGCACGGGCAGCATTAAGAGCAAATTGAGCCTCGGCTATTTGGTTTCCGTATTTACCGCCTGCTTTTTCTTTAAGATATTTTATGCGACGGTCTAAACCAGAAAATGTTGCAACTGGAGTATAATCCCCATGTGGCTTTATAGCGGACATTAAATCAAGTTCAATCTCATCAACAAGTTTTTCTGCTGCTCGTAAATCTTTAAGGACTTTTGGTCCATTTAAAGAACGAGTCATAGGAGAAAGATTCTCTGTTTCAAAGAATGCAAAAAATTCAGAATTAAGAGAGTTTAAATTTACTACCGCTGCATCTAATTGAGAACTTTTAGCCTCTACCAAATCTTGATAAGATTTAAGTTCACTTCTTGTGCGAATCTTTTGTACTGTACCTAATGCACGATTTTTATTATTTTTAATTGAGTTTTTAGCCATAGTAGGAATTGATTCTAAAATATGTCCTAATCCAACTGCTAAATATGCGCTAAGCATTGGCTCGGCAATTGATTGCTTAGGAATATATGATGGTCTAGCAAGAACATCAAAAGTCCAGTAACGGTTAGTTGCTTCGTAAATAGCCTTGGTTACTTCGGCTCCAACAGAACCATATTTCTTTAATTGTCCTTTTTCGCTGGACCTAATAATTTCTTTTTCAATAACATTCCAAGGTGCAAAACGATATGAGTCAATTAACTGACGTTGAGTTTGAGGGTCAATTGTAACGCGGTGTCCTTGAGCGTCAATTCCCATTCCCTTTTCAGCAAATTGTGAATGACTTGTAGCAATACGGCCACGAATATCATTTACGAATCTTTCAATTGCAACATCATCATAGAAACCTTTAGTATAAGCAAGGTGTTTTCCAAGATTCTCATCTACTTTTTCTAATACTGCTTTACGAGCAATATCATTTTTTGCTCCAACAAATTCATTTATTATATCTCGTCTATATTGGCTTGTTGACTTTGTCTCAGGAGCCATTCCAGGTTTTTTAGGTGGAGCAATAACAATTTTATTGGTTCCATTAGCAAATAAATCTAAATCATCAAGCATAGCATGTATTTCTACCATGCCATCTAGGGGTCTTGCTCCAGAAAATGTAACAATTCCAAGAGGTTTGTATGTTCCAGTAAAGCGAATTGCTCTAGTGACTAAATGATTTCCAAGAATTCTTTCTTCCCAGCCACCAATATCAGTAAAGTCTCTACTTATAACACCACTTTTTACAACGCTGACTCTATCTTTTAATGCAGCAAGTTGTTTTGCTCCCAGTTTAGGCTCCATTGGGAAGTAATCTTTGCCACCACCACGAGGTGATTTTGCAATAGGGTCCATAACTGTTTCATAATATTTTTTATGTTCTGGAGTTTTAATTCCATTATCATATAATCTATTAATTCTATCTAATGCATCACCTTCTGGGTGATAAATTCCACCATTATCAATTGCTTTAGTTTTAAATGTATTGGTTACTTCAGCAATATGACCAAATTCAGATGAACCAGATGCAACTAAACGCTCAATTGCTGGTAAATATTGTTTATCAGCAAGAATCAAATCAAGGATAACATTAGGGTCTTGTGTTTCTCGAATAACATCAATCATTCTTGAATTTGTTGTATATTTTTCAAGTCTGTCAATAATTTGTGATACATCATTTGTATCTGCTAGGAATTTTACATCAGAAGCACTGTTGCTAAACTTACCCTTAGTTCCATTAGACTCAATGAATAATAATCCATCTCTTGCTTCAGTCTCAAAAGTAGTAAGTGCTTTACCTGTAGTTGCTAGGCCCATGGCCTTGCCACCAATCATGCCAATTTTACCAATACCACCACCAGCAAGTGTAATAAGAGCATTGCTCACTACAAAGTCACCTGTACCAGTATAAATTTTTCCTACAATATTATCAGAAAAATTCTTTTGAATATCAGCATCATCCCACAAATCAACATTGTTTAAATTTGTTCCAGCAATAATTGATATTGCATTTTGTGCTATACTGCCTTTAATTAATGATGATTGAGTTAAAGCCTGGAATACGGAAACTTCTTCGGTTCTGTTCCATGCTGCTTTAATATCATTTAACTGAAAGCCTTTTTCAAACTCACCTGGTTGATATAGTGCTGAATTATCAACATTGCTTAAAAGTGCTGCAGTTCCAACACCTCGTAAACCTTTTGATACAACTGGCTCAACAACATTATGCGCAATTTTTAATGTGATATCATTGCTTTGCGCTTGTCTATTGGTTTGATATTTAAGGTTTTCTTTTAATCCTTGAGAAGCAGCCTCGGTTAATCCTTGTGCATTAAGTATTGGGGAAACTCCCATTTCAATACCAGCATTTACGGCTATTCCAGATACTACACTTGATGGACTTGGAATGCCAAAAGGCATTGCTTGTCCAACGAAACCAAGAGCATTTTCAGCACCAGTTGCAATTGCTTTGCCTGCAGGTTTGGCAATATTGTCTAGGAACGAGTTCCATAATGACATTGTTACCTCCTTGGCATTCCACTAACATAGTCTCTTCCGTCATTTCCCTTTGGAGAGTCACCAGTTATTGCTTGAATAAAACTGTTTCTATCTTGTACCGATTCCCAAGGAATCATAGCAAGACTTATAGCAACTGCTGCATTTTCATAACCTAATGAATTAGCAAATTGGTCTATATGGTCGTAAAGAGTTCCTTCTCTCCACTTATCCACTAATTTGTCCAGACAGGTAACTAAGAAAACGCTTATATGAATCTGGAGCATCTTTAAGTTGTGCTGCTCTTAACATCGCTGGGTAATATTTTTTAACAACTGCTAAATTATCTGTAGGTCTAGTTTCTCCAGAAATGTTTGATGGTAATGCTTCAGAACCAACTCCAGGACCAAAATCTACTCCAGCAGTAATATGTCTATCTGGTGTTGCTAATGGGTCTGTTAATGTTGCTCCTGATGGAGTACGTCTTTCAAATGGTGTTGGGGTTGGTGCTGCTGGAGATGCTGGACCTGCAGACATTGGTGCACTCTTTTGCTGTTGCATTAATTGTTGTCCTTGTCCGTATGGCATTCCTGAAATATATCGAGATGGTTGTTTTCCAGATTGTCCTGCTCCACCAGTAGCAGAAATATTTGCAGGATTGTTCTGTGGTGCTGTAGGGCGCATACCGCCGCTATTTTGATTACCAGCCACGTTTCCTCCTACTTAATTTTTCTAGGTTGTTCTTTTGATATATAAGGGCCAGCAGTAAATGCTGTAAGTTTAGATGCTATTTCCATTGCCTCAAAAGCATCTGCTCCTGCATATAAAGCACCTAATGCATAGGTTGCTCCAGAGCCTGCAGCATATACTCCATCTGCAGATTTGCTTATTGATAATTCTTGGTCAACATCAAATATTTCTCCACCAACAGCCATTATAAACTGAAAGCGATTTTCTTTACTATCTTCTTCAAAATTGTAACCGTTTGATGACATACATTTGCGCAAAGATGGCATTGCCTTTACAATCATAAAATGATAAAGGTCTTCTTTATCTTGCTTTGTAGGAGTTGGTGGCTCCCAAATATGTTGTGCTATATCGCAAGGTAATGTTTCACCAGAACCAGCAATTAAAAACATACCGTTTTCTGAAATCTTTTTTACTTCAGGATGTGTATAAATTCTACCATCTGCATCAGTTGTTTGGCTATCAGCAACTATGAAACAACGGTCTTTATGTTCTAATCCTATAATTGTTGTCATTGTCCCCTACTTAATTAGCCCTTGGTTACTACTCTTGCGTTACCTTTTCCACTTGATGATAAACTTGAAAGAATTGATTGAATGTCAGGTGGTGGCGTTGGAGCAGCCATTGGAGCACCTTGTTCTGGAGGAAGAGAGCCTCCTACTGGGGCACCAGAGGGAGCAGGGGACGTTTGCTCAACCGTTGGATTAGAGGCACCAGTAGGAGGGACTTGTTGCTGCGGTGCAAAAGTTGCCTCAATAGCATCTTCTAATGCTTGTCCCTTTTGGCGAGCCTTGATTACCGCTGCAATTTTTCTTACTACTTCAGAAGCATCCTGTCCTTGTGTTGCCATCTGTGGTATTGCTTGAGTATATGCAGTTAATGAACCAAGTAAGGCTGAACGCATATCTTCAATTTCAATTTTTTCAATTTCTTGACTTACGTTAACCGTAAATGGCAACTCACGCATAGCCATATCTTTAGAGATTAACTTACCTCCAAGTGCTTGTAACATAAAAATAAGACCTTGCGCTGGATTAAGACCAGCAAGCATACCATAACGAACATCAGCAGAGTAATCTTGTTTAATATCTTTAGTTGGTTTATATACAACTTCGTATGGTGAACCAGAATCAACGCCACGAATAGTTTTTTCTTCTGGATAAATTATTTCATCAGCCTCAAAGCAAATTTTAATTACGTCACGAAGTGCTGCTGCAAAAATAGCCTGTGCTGATTTAACTTGTGTATCAAATGCTCCAAGAAGGGCTTGCACACCTTGACCTGTAACAACAGATGCACTAATGTTTCCAGTTCTTGATTCTGGGTAACGAGCACCAACTCTAAGTTCAGAATTAAGTAAACTTTGTTCCGTAAATGCGCCTTGCGGTAATGTAAGTTCTACACGTCGAACACCCGCTGGGTTAGCAGTACGGATAACCGCATCGCCACCCAACTGGAGTTCTTGTACATCTTGTGGAAGTACAATTGGTGCCTGTACTGATTTCTCCGCTGCTTCCATTGCCAATAAGGCGAAACGGTTGCGGAGTAATTGAATTCCAAGTACATCATCAAACTGTCCACGTAATTCGCTGTCAATAGACGGCTTACGTGCAACAATTACCATCATCTTACCAAGAGGATTCTTGGCTTGAGATAAAATTAAATTTTGTTTTGTGGGTATATAAATAATTGATTGGTCTTTGTCATAGTACCGAATCATTTCTATTTGAGCATTTAAATTTTGACCGTATCCATCACGACCAAGTAACTCTCTTTCAAACTCTGGAAATTGGCTTATTAACTCGCCCAGTGTAAGAGAATATCTTTTAGCAAAAGCAATGCAACGGCCATAACGGTCAAACTCTGGATATGAACCAATTGGGTTTTCAATACGAATACGAGGAAGTTTTGACTCATCATCTAATTCAATTATAAATGGAATGAAACCATAGGTTATATACCAGTCTGCTCCTGAGTACATTTGTACCGAGAGGTCAGAATGTTGAAAATAATTACTAGCAATACGAGTACGCTTATCGGCAAAAACACGAGCACGGTCACTGATTTGATTAGCGGCTGAGCAGTTAATCGCTGGAAGAGGTGCCATAACTTCCGAAAGGTCCCTGGCAACAACATCAATAAAATTTGCCACGACATTAGCGTCTACTCCTTCTGGAAAAAAATTAGGGTACACGTCAGCAATTTTACCTTTGCGTACAGCAAGTACATCAAGGTTGCGAGCATCGCGCTCTGTGTTCCTATAGCGTAAGGATTGAACCCGTGCTACTACTTGCTCAATTGATAATGCCATTATATCCTTTAGTTGTAGGTCTCAGCCCATTGTTCTGAAAAGGCTTCGTCTAAATTGATTTCGTATCTTTTGTTTTGTTGTGCCCTGGTAGCCCATCTATTATTTTGATAGTTACCAATCTTGCTTGACTTCTGCATTAATTCTCTGCAACGGATAATAGCAAACCATAAAGCCATAACACAGTCAGTTGGGTTTTTAGTATCAGGTTTCCAAATTATAAGTTGTTGTATTAAAGACTTAAGTCCTTCAGAGCCTTCATTGCTTGGAAATTCTAATATGTTGTTATCTTGGAATCTACCATCATGTGATGTACCAAGTAGGCTAGCCATAGAGGCTACGCCAAATCCTACGTCCCATTTATTTTTACCAGTAAAGTGTGAGTTAAGTTGACATCCATAAGATGCTAAATAGTCACGCAGTTCTGTATCCATAGCATAGTACTTCTGGTGGGCGTTAATTTCAACTCGAAACTCTTGAGGTTTAAACTTTTCTACCCATTCCTTGATAAGAGCATTTTCTTTTTGAGGGGTAGGGTCAACCATGTTGACGCAATCTAAAACATATATTTTACCATCAACACGATTGTAAGATACAGCCACAAAGGCTGACCTGCCCGTTACTGCTGGGTCAAATCCAATAATAGTATAAGTTGAACTTATGTTCTTGGGGTGCCCTGGCGTTTCTGATTTAAGAGGTCCACGCTTTCGCATACCGTTAACACATCCTGCAACAATTGTTGGCGAGAATATGGAATCGGATTGGACATCTTCTTGCTGGTAGACCATAGCCCAGACACTCGGAGCAACTTCAGACCGCCTTGTAAATAGCGAGGGTCCATCCCATTTGGGATATAGTCCTTGCTCATTAGGTTCGTCCTGTTCTCCTTCAGCCCTGTCTGTCCAAGGCCAAAGTGTTTTCCACTTCTTTGGGTCTTCATCAAATTCTAATACGGCTGGCATAGCCATGTATGTGAAAGGAGTTTTCCCGCCAGTCCATTGGTCAGGGTCTCTAATCATTTTATATAAATCTATAGGTGCGACACGGGTTCCTACTATAAGTAATTTTCCGTGCCGCCCTAGGCGGGTGATAACTTCTTTTTGAAGCCATTCAATTTGCTTCTCCCACTCATGGGCATTTGCATTCATCACCACATCGTCAAGGATAATCAGGTCGGCACGAGCACCGTAAATTTGTGACCCGAATCCTAATGCTTGTACAGTTGGGTCCTTCTCGCCAGAGTCTCTTCCTGCTCCTAGATAAATCATGTCGGCTGACCAAGTTGGTGAGTCTGCTTTATAGCCACCATTAGGTCCAAAGGATACTTGCATCTTAGTCCAGTTAGGATGGCTTAATCTTGTTTTAATCGCAGATAGGAATTTACGAGCCATACCCTGCGTCTTTGATACAATAATAATTCTAACGTTAGGGTCTATAGATAAACGATAGGTAACGTAGTTGATAGTAAGTACTGTGGACTTAGCATGTTCTGGTGGTACGTTAATAAGAATACGATTGGTTGCTGCTTGCTCATAGGTCATGCTGGGATGGATAAACCTTGGTTCTTTACCCTCTACTAAATCAATCCAAGCCTTATGATGGTCAAACAACTTAGTCTCTAAGAATTGCTCACTAAAATCTTCAAAGGATATATCTTTAAGATTGGCAAGGTCCGTTTTGATACCTTTGCCTGAAAGACGTGCTTTGTCCGCTTTGTCTTTAAACTCTGGATTTGCCATAGACCATTGACGGAAGGTAACATCGTTACGACCTACAGCCTTCATAGCATCTACTACGGTAGCCCCTTGGGCTAGCAGTTCTAATACTTGCAGTTGGGCAACATCCTTAGGGATGTTTTGTACCCCTGGCTTACGACCCACAGTTGCCCCCAATAACGCTGATTTAACGGTACCTATAAACGGGCAGACTATCCCCATTATAATTATAAAATATAATAC